GCGACCGAGGCCACGTGCAGCGCCTTGGCGAGTCCGTGCGTGGAGTTCTCGGTGGTGTTGATCGCGTTGCGCAGATCATGCAGGCCGTCGACCGATCGGCGCATGGCGTCGATGTCGTGGTCGTGATCGCGAGAGCGAACGCGGTGTCGACTGTGCCGGTGTTCCTCGACGTCGTCGAGGTCGTGCACGGCTTCGGCGGCATCGCGCGCCGATTCGGCGAACCGTTCATGGCTCTCGGTCGCATCGTCGACGTCGTCGGCGTAGGACCGCGTGGTCTTGGCGGTCGAGTCGAGGTCGCGGTCGGTCTGCCGCAGGGTCTTCTGCGTCTTGGTCAGCGATGAGTCGAGATCGTCAGAAGCCTTCGCGGTGCGGTCGAGGTCGCGGATAGCCTTCTGCGCGCCGTCGCTGTCGTAATCGATCTCGATCTTGCCGTGGGCGCGACCGAGCGAGTAGTCGGTCATTCGACCGCAAGCTCCATCGACTCGTCCTCGTCGCCGACGGATCGACCGTGCGCGGTGATGGATTCCGGCGTGGGGTCGGCGAAGCCGGCGGCGGACTGGCTCATGTCAACTCCCATCAGTCGGTTCCATTCGCGTTCACGACGCGACTGTGCAATGGCTGCGTTCTGCGTGGTTCCCACGACTTCATCGAGTCGGTTCTTGACGTGTTCGCCGAATGCCCAGATGCCGCGGTCGAAGTAGTAGCGGCCGATCTCGTCTACGCAGTCGTCGAGATAGGCGATGTCACTGGGTCGTTGGTTGAAAGCTGTTGCCCGCTGGTAGATCTCATAGGCCAGCTTGCGATCCTCGCTGTACACTTTTCAACGCCTCCTGCTGCCCTCCGAAGGCAGCGAAGAGGTCTCCCGCGGCGGCGGAGAAGATCAGGAGCTTGTCCATCATGTCGATCTCGTCGACGTTGATCTGTTCGTCGTTGGTCGGGCCGTCGATGACGACCTTCGGACACAACACCGCCGCGGCGACGACGCGGTCGATCGGCTCGAGGAGCTTGGCACCGCGCTCGGGATCGAGCAGTGCGTCTTCGAAGCTCTGTTGCGCGGCCTCGTCGTCGATCTCTTCAGTGGTGTCGGAGAGCAGGTCTGCGGTGAAGACGTCGCGCAGTTCGGTGAGTCGCAGCTTGAACAGGTGATTCATGGTCAGCTTGCGGATTCGGACCACGTCACCGCTGGGCAGTTCCAGATCCTGTTCGACGACCTTCTTGCTGAATCCATACTTGCGCTCCGGTGCCGGACCAGATTCCTGAACTGGAGCTGCGGCGCAGGCGCCGGGATGCCCCGCCGGCAGGCTGCATTCCCATCCGGGGGGAAGCTGCGTGCAGGCGGGGCTCTCGGTGGTTGTCATCGTGGCCTCCTGGGGCTCTCAGATGGAAGTGGATCAGGCGTCAGCGGTGGTCACGGTGACCGGCGAGCTGTAGCCGCCCGTGGTCCCCGAGAACACGCCCGCCACACGCAGGTAGTACTGCGTCGCGGCGGTCAGGCCCTTGACGGTGGTGGTCGCACCGGTCGGAGCGCCGCCGTTCGACGAGGTGACGTCGGTCCAGGCGTTGCCGTCGGACGACTGCTGCACGACGTAGCTGTCCGCGGTCGGCAGGTCGCCCCATGTCAGACCGACCTGGGTGTCCTCGACAACGCCGAGGGTCAGGTTCGACGGGATCGGCAGCGGGTTGGCGACCGGCGTCGAGCCGAGAGTGACCTTGCTGGCGTTGAACTCGATCTCATACAGGTAGTCATCGTCATCACCGGGCATCGGGGTGCCCTGGAAGTCGATCGAGGGGATCATGAACGTCCCGTACTTCATGTCGGCCTGAATCTTCCCGTTGGCCTTGCAGCGGAAGATGCGCGCGACGTTGTCGCCGCCACCGTTGGAGATGACCTGACCCTCCACCCGGAAGTAGGGGCGGGCGTCGGAACCCTTCTTGCGGGCCTGGCGCTTGAGGGTGGCGCCGGTGCCGGACTCGGTCAGGGTCGCGCCCGAGATGATCGAGAAGCACTGCAGGTCCAGACCGCCGGCTTCCAGCGAGCCGTCGACGGTGGCACCCTTGCCCTGGATCGCCACGGCCGACTTGTCGTCACCGTTGAGGGTATCGAAGTCCTCGGTCTCGGTGAAGGCGAGGGTCTGAGCCAGGGGCAGCCGGTAGGAGGTGTCGCCGAGGATGGTGCCGTCGGTGTCGGTGTAGGGGGTGATCCACACGCGACGCAGGCCGTAAGGCTTGGTGTCCGGGTTTCCCGCTGATGCAACCATGTGATGTTTCCCTTTCGGAATCTGCGGGCTCCATGGCCTCTATCGGGGGTTCTTGAACGTGAGGGTCCGCAGGAACTCGCCGTCGGCGGAGAACCTGTGGAGGGCGACGATTCGATTGCCTTGCGTGCACCGGATGTGGTTGCACTTCACTTCGATCTCGCCGTTGACGATCTTCAGATGCAGCGCCCCGCCGGGGCAGCGCACTTCATGGCCGGCCATCAGCGGGCGACGCGATTACCTTTCGCATCGACCACCGCGAACCGCACCGTCGGCGCGTCCTTACCCGCGGTGAGCAGGTGGTCGAGCTGGTCCTTGCTGAACTGCTCGATAGGAATCCGCCAGTTGTTGTCGCAGCTCCAGAAGTGATTACTGGAGGACGGGATTCCCGCGGAGGTCCATTGCGCGGCGGTGATGGTGGCTTCGTAGGCGCCCATCGGGCCTCCGCTGTGACCGCTGGGACGCGACACTGCGGTGGTGAGCTTCTGCGGTCCGAGGTACTGCACGAACTTCCCGGACTGCACCTTGGCCGCCTCGGCGACCTTGGCTTTCTGCTGCTGGACCTTCTGCTCATCGGTGAGCGCGGGTCGCGCGGTGGTGGCCGGCTCGATGCCAAACGCCATGTCGGTTCCTTCCCTCATACGTGACTGAGCACCTTGTAGGAGGCGCGGCGGCAGATGGTCTGGTATCCGGCGTCCTCGAAATCCCCCGAGCGACCTTCGAACTCGATCTCGTCAATGGTTCGTCCGTCGCCGCCGGTGGGTTGGGAGTCGTTGGCGGCGCGAAACAGCGCGTCGCAGCGATCGAGGATCTTGTCGATTCGCACGTAGTCGGTGGAGATCGCGACGGGGATGTGCACCCACAGGTCGAAGCGGTGCGAACCGTTGTCCTGTACTGCTTTTCGTAGCGGGTGTTTCCCCAGCGGATCACCAGGAACCCGCCGGTTCCGCGGGGTCGCTGGTCGCCGGTGAAGTTGGGAACGACCGACCCCACGCCCAGTGTGGCGAGCTGAGAGTCGGACTTGAGCATGGAGTAGATGGCGTCGCGGGACATTATCGGCGCCGATCGTGTTCGCGGACGATGCCGGATTCGCCCTTGGCTTCACCGACTGCGCCGATGAATCCACGCTTGACGTTGATGGACTCTTCAAGGGATTCCATGAGCCCCTCGCCGATCGCGAGCACGGTGGGCATGATGATCTGATCGCGCCCGGAGTGCTTGGTCTCCAGCCAGATTCCGTGGTCGACGCCGTGGGAGAAGATGATCTCCTTGTGGTCGCCTCCGATGTCGGGAACGGTGAACAATCCCCGTCGTGCGGCTCCGGGCTTACGGTCGCGGTTGCCGTCGTTGTCGTCCCAGGGGGCGTTCTTCTTCATGAACGATTCGCCCCTGAGGGCGGCCTCGATCATCAGGTCGTCGACGTCGTCCTCGTAGCCCTCACTGAGGTCGATGATATTGCCGCGCAGTCGTTCCAGGCTGTCGTTGAACTTGCTTCTATCCAAAGCCATGGCCGGGTTCCTTGAGGTATCCGGTGACCAATGCCGTGGTCTGGTAGGACTTGCTGCGGTCGACAGATTCGACGGTGTAGTCGGCCGTGTCGTCGCTCCACGTGTCCCCCACTGCGATCGCGGCGTCGAACCATCCGATGAGCTTGTAGTCGGACTTGCGCGAGAGTCCCTCGTCGGTCTGCGACTCTTCGCGACCGTCGAGATCCGAGGTCTTGAACAGGGCGAATATCTGCGCAGCACGGGGCGGGGCGGGGGTGTAATCACGTCCCCCGCCAGGCTTTTCAACCCCAGCCGACAAGGGGGTTAGTACGATCTTCCGTCCCCGTAGCCGAAGAAGCTCTGCGACCGCGTTTCGCGCCGGCCTGGTCCAGAGGTCAGTAACGGAGGTCACGCGCAGGTCTCCAGGGCGCGACGGAAATGGTTCCGAAGTTGGACCGGTTCTTGCGGAGCTTCACCGAGTCCAACTCGCCCGAGGTGAAGGCGATCTTGCCTCGGGTGCGGTCTTGGAAATAGCCGAAGGAATCGGTGGTCGTGATGTCCGGTGTCGCGATGGACCGCGAAGAAGCGCCAAGCGGGTTGCGGTGCAGGTCCAGAATCTTCTCGCACACCAGGGTCTTCACGCGGTTGATCCGGTCGGGATCACCCACCGCTGCGGAGTCGACGTTGATCTCGGCGACCGTCTTCCGCAAGGACGGGACTTGGCCCATCAGTGCGCTTTCGACGTCACTGATTCGCAGGTCGATCCATCCGTCGGGCTTGGTGTACTCGGTCGGGAAGTCGCCTTCGTACCGTCCTCGGATGTCGTCGATTTCGACGAATTTTCCCATCAGAGTTTCCCGGCGCGTTGGCAGGCGTCGATGATCCCGTCGCGGGTCAGTCCTTCTTCGAGTTCGACGCCTTGATCGCGGGCGTAGGCTTCCCATGCGAGTCGCGAACCGCGCGGTCCGCTTCGTGGCGGAGCCGCGGACCCGGTGGCGCTGGGGGTCTCCCAGGCCACCGGGTTGCGGATCAGTTCGGCCAGCTCCGCTCGTGGCGATGTGCCGGCCAGGCATTGATGCACCTCACCGTTGAGGGTGACGTAGACGGTCAATGCCAGTCGCGACATCAGGCCACCGTTGCGATGAGCAGCTTCCGCGGGTCCGAGATCACCGGGAGGGCGACCGCGTCCACGTAGACGTTCTTGCGGAAGGGCGGGTTGTCCTCGCGGACGAGGATACCCACCATGCCCGGGGCCGGCGTGGTCTGAACGTTCTTGTCGCTCAGCTCGTAAGCCGTGGTCGGAACGCCCCACGCGGTGAATCCCAGGTCGCCGGTGTTGGCCGGCAGCAGCAGCAGCTTGTTGGCGTCCAGCACGCGGGTGGCGATCCCGTCGACGTCCATGTTGGAGTCGTAGAGGCTGCCGCCGTTCTGGAAGTCCGGCGGGACCACGAAACCCGGGAGGCCGAAGCCCGCCAGGAGGCCGTTGATCTCCTGAATGGTCACGGTGGTGACGCCGGTCTGGTCGCCCTTGATCGCGTTGATCAGCTGCTTGTTGACCTGCAGGTTCGCCAGTACCTCACTGGAGGTGAGGTACTTGGCCGGCGGCACGCCGTTCTCCTTGACGTAGGCCGCGCGCCAGGCGCGCAGGTCGTCCAGGGGCTTGGCGTTGGCGTGGTCCGACCACAGGTTGGCCGCGGCGACCTTCTGGCTGGCCTTCAGGCCGAAATCCAGTTCCTGGTTGACGCCGTTCTCGTCGATGGTCAGCTTGCCGTCGTTGAGCACGTCGCCCCACGCCAGCTCCAACCGGTTGAAGGCGTAGCGGGTCAGGTGCTCCAGGTCGTTGTAGACCGCGTTGACCAGCGACTGCACGAACGTCCCACCGGTGCGGGCGTGTTCGATCTGGCGTCGCTCGTACTCGCCGGTCTCCAGCGTGCCGCCGAGGGCCAGCAGCTTGATCCGCTTGTCGCGGCCGGCGTCTCGGGCGACCGGCTCGAAGCTGCCGTCCCAGTTGCGGAACTTCGCGACCCGGTTGGTCTTGAAGATCGTGCCGAAGTCCACCTCGTCGGTGTCGAAGTTCCGACGCGGGAACATCAGCGTCAGAGCGTTGTTCGACGGGATGGGCTGCGCCTGGGTGAAGGTGATCGCGTCCTCAATCGGGACGGGACCGTCGAAGAACAAAGACATGTTCTAGCTCCTTTTCTTTCAGTCCTCGAACCGGATGAGGGACAGGTCGGTCTTGGCGTCGGAATCCGCAGCGCCCGGACCGGACTGGAACGGCAGCTTCGACGTCTTCACGTCGCCACGTACCAGTTGCGACGATCCGACCTTCGCCGCGACGGAGCCGTTCTGGCGAACCACACGGCAGTCGGCGAACAGGATGCCGGTGGCGGTCTGGCGACCGTCGGAGGCGCCGCTGTCGTAAGGGCCGTACAGGCCCGAGGCGGTGACCTTGCCCAGCACAGTCCCCGACGGGATGTAGCCGTTGAGGTAGTGGGCGTTCACGCCGGCGGTGGTGGTCGCCACGGTGACCGACGCGGATGTGCCGCCGGTCGTAGTACCGGTCATCTGCGCGACGTTGCCCAGGACCGCCGAGTACTTCACGCTGTATGGCCCCGAACCGGTCACGGTCACGTTTCCGACGCCGACGTTGGGCAGGGCCTCCAGTGCGGACTGCACCTCAAGGGCTGACGCGTCACCGTCGATGTCGTTGGTGTCGTGACTGTCCAGTGTCAGAACGAACGAGGTCGGCGAACCGGCCAGGGTGACCGTCTGAACCTCGTCGGTTCCGCCCTGGGAGAACTTGGACACATCCAAGGTCACGTTGGGCGTGTAGTCGTTACCGACACGCGACAGGTGCCACGTCCGGTCACCGACCTGGTAGTCGGTGGTCTGCATCGCAATGTCGGTGGACATACGCTGCTCCTTTTACTGTTGGCGTTGTGCGAGACGGCGTTCCGCCTCGGCCTTACCGGCCGATCCGGGCGTTTCGCCGGGGGGTGTGGCTCCGTGCTGTCCCCAGTTCGGGGGCTGCTTGGACGGAGCTCCAAACAGGGCGGTGAGCTTGCCCATCACCTTGGTCTCGTCGATGTCGCCGGATTCACCGACGAACTTCGACGGGTCGACGTCTTCGAGCCAGGCGTCGAGCTGATCTGCTGAAAGCACCCGCGAGGCAGCCGCTTTGAGCTGACTGAGGTGCAGTCGCGGTTGGAGTTCGGCCATGGCCGCGGCGCGCGCGTCGCTGGCTGCCGCCTCGGCGGCTTCGCGGAGCGCCCTTTCGTCGGCGGTCTCCTTCTCGGCCTCGAGTTCGGCGATGCGCCCCTGCATCTGCTGGAATTGCTCGGGCGTAACGCCGCCGAATGCCTGCAGACGGTTCTCAGCCTTGCGGTTCTGATGCTTGTAGTAGGCCGCGCGCTGGGCGTCGGTCATCTCCGCGACTGGCGTGTTTGCCGGGAAGTCTGGCTCAGCAGGGGGCTGAACAGGAGGGACCAGCGGTTGATCCGGTTCTGGTGACAGTGGTGCGGACAAGGCAACTCCCATATCGGGTGAGATGAGTGCCCATAGCGGGCCTTGCCGCCGTGATGGCGGAAGTCTTAGAGTTCGCGCTGCAGTCGCGCGATGGTGCGCTTGAGGTACTGGACCTTCGCCGACTTCTCGTCGGCCCCCGACGCGCGGAGCTTGTCCAGACGGCTCTGTAGGGGCTCGATGTTGCGGCGAGCCACTTTCGCCAGATTGCTCTCCGGCTGGAACTTCCGATACCCCTTGCCCTTATAGGGCTTCTTGGGCTTCAGTACAGCTCCGAGTTCGCCGTGATCGTCGATCTTGTACCGGGTGCGCTTGAGGTGTGCCGCAGTGTTTCCGCCGGCATCCTCGTAGAACTTCGACAGGTCCAGGTCGTTCAACGCCGCCCCGGGATCGTGATCTTCGGTCACCGGCGCGATGGTGCAGTTGCAGTGATCATGGATCGGCAGCAGTTCGTGGACGTGGTAGATCCGATCGGATGCCGCGATGCACAGTCCGCAGGTTCCACCGCGGGACAGTTCCGGGTGGATCACCCGACGGAACCCTGTGACCTTGCTCTTCTCGCGGGAGTACCGCACCTTGCCGTGGTAGTCGATATACCGGTACGGCTTCCCGTTGTCCAGTATTACCGGCGGCGGAAGGGCCGCCTTGGCGAGCAGCTCCTGTTGCGCGAGACGCTGCGCGAGCATCAGATTGCTCTCGATCACGTCGTCGATCCGCTCGTCAGCGGCGTCACGCCCGGAATGACCGTTGGATTCGGCGTACCGGTATTGCTGGGCGGGACGTTTGAAGACCTCTTCGGTCGTCGACTGTTGCGGCGTGACCTTGACTCGTCCGCGCCCCGGCGCCCCGGAGTAGTCGACCTTGGTCGGCTTGCGGATGAGCTTGATCTTGCCGTCGTCACCGATGCCGATACCCGCCGCCCGGACATCCAGCGGATACGACGCACTGGGGGCCACGTCGATCCCGAGGGCGCGGAGTTGTTGACGCATCGCGGAAGCCGCGGCGCGACCAGCAGTGGTCTGCGCGGATTTCATCACCTTCGCGGCGCGGGAGGCGAATCGGTTGACACTGTCGTCGTCGTAGGGATTCGTCTGCTGCCAGAGCGCCTTGATGGCCCGCTTGGCGTTCTCCGCTGCCCGCTCGCGGACGAGAATCGTCGTCTCGGCGGTAGCGGCCACCACGTCGGTTACGGGCCGTCCTACGGCCTTCTGGGCCTGCCGTTGAGCTTTGGCCGCCTGAAGGGCTGTCTGGTAATCAGACGTTGGCGTTGTCATCGACCGGGTTGTTGGCCGGCGGGACGGACGTGTTGGCCGGGAACATCATGCGCTCGGCCATGAGCTGCTGGATGTTCTCGTCCGTCTCTTCGGGGGACATGTCCCACAGCCGCTCACACCGCTGCTCGAGCGATAGCGTTCCCGCGGCCTGAGCGGACGCAGAAGCCCGTTCGGCCAGGGTGCGGAACTCGATCGGACCCCAGTGCAGTTTGATGTTGCGTCCACGATCCTGACCGGCCTGCGCGAACGCGATCCGCCACAACAGATGCATGGGAGGCGCGATCCGAACGCGCCGGTCGCGCAGTTTCGCCGTCGAGGACTCCCGCATCAACCCCGCACCTTCAGCGGAACCATCCGCAGCATCCGGGGTGATCCAGTGCAGAGCGGTCTGCGAGACCGCGGCGAACTCCTTGATGTCATCGCGCTTGGCCGTGAGCATGTCACTGAAGTTCGCTTGCGCGAACTCGACGATGTCGAAGTCGGCCGGAATCCGCCACAAAGCTCCGGGGCCGGCCTTGAAGTCGTTGGGGTTCAGCGAGGACTCTGAAGTCTCGCCGTCCTCGTCGTCTTCGGTCTCGTCG